AGCCGACAGAGCCGCGCGAGGGTTGCGCCGGGTTCGGGGGCGCCGACGCCGCTCGTGCCGCCAGACTTCGGCCGCCAGCTCGCCGCGGCAGCCGAACAGATCGGCGCCGCGCTCGGGCTCATGCTCGCGCAGATGGCGACCGCGCTCGGCTCGATCGGTCTGCCGCCCGGCGGCGTGCGGACCGGGCCGGGCGATCCGTGCGGCGATGGGAAGATCGGGGGCGACCCGTGATCGGATGGGATGGGGGCGCCGATGCCCGGCGAGGTCGAGGGCGACGAGCGGCTCGTCGTGGTCTGCATCGGCTGTCTGTGCCGACCTGCGCGGCCGGGGTCGCTGTATTGCTCGCGGCGCGTGCTCTGTCGCGTATTGCACGCGCTCGGGCGGCTCGGCGCGCTGTGACCTGCGGCGATGGCGGGCTCGGCCAGGCCGGGGCGCTCGGCGCGTTGACAAAGGTTGACAAAACGAGACACCGCGCGGCGGGCGGCGGTTCCCGTTTTGCGACCGCGATCGAGGCGGTTCGGCGGGCGCTCGGGTTGCGGTCGCCGTCCCGCGATCTGGTCGAGGCGATGCGGCTCGCCGACCCCGGCGGCACGATGGCGCGCGAGATCGAGCGGGTTCGCGGCGAGCTGCCCGGCGGCGCCGTGCTCGACCTGCGCGCCGCGTGCCCGATGACCGGGCCGGATTGCCCGGATCGCTGCGCGTGCACGGTCAATCTCTGGTCTTGGCTTCGGCCCCGGATCGTGGCGGGTATCGGCGAGGCGCTCGGCGACTCGTTTACGTGCCCGCGCTGTGGCATGACCAGCCATAACCCGGACGACGTCCGCGAGGGCTATTGCGGCAACTGCCACGATTGGACGCGCCCGGTCGGCACGCTGGCGGACCCGGCGAGCCCTATAAGCCGATGGGTCCGGGGCGAGCCGCTGTTCGGGGCGGGCGGCGATCATGGGTAGCGCGACGTTCGATCTGAGCGGCGATCCGCTCGTGATCGCGGGCGAGGAATTCCCGCGCGTGATCAGGGATACGCGGGCGCTGCCGGATGGGCGGGCGCTCACGGTCGAGTATTCGCCCGGTCAGGTGACGCTTACCGCCGAGCTGCGCGAGGGCGACGTTAACGTGCTGCTCGCGCTCGGGCGCGACCATGGGTAGGTCGGGACCGGCGCCGACGCCGACCGCGCTTAGGGTGCTTAAGGGCGACCGGCCGTATCGGATCAACCGTGATGAGCCGCGCCCGCGTGATGAGCTGCCGACCGAGCCCGATTGGCTGACCGCGGGCGCGCGTGAGGAATGGCGGCGCGTGCTGCCCGATCTGGTCGCGATGGGGACGGCTAAGGCGGTCGACGCTTCGGCGCTGGCGGCGTATTGCGAATCGGTCGCGTTGCTGGCGCGGCTCGTGCGCGAGGTCGAGGCGACCGGGCCGATCGTGGCCGGGCGGGACGGCGATCCGGGGCCGCGTAAAAACCCGGCGGTCGCGATGGTGCGCGATGCGTCCGCGGCGGTCCGCATGTGGGCTCGCGAGTTTGGGTTCACGCCATCGGCGCGGCAGCCGCTTAAGGTCGAGCACGCGATCGGCGGCGGTCTGTCGGCCGGGCGGCTGTTGAGTTAGGCGAGCCCGCGCGCCGGAAGGGACCAACCGACCAGACCGCGCGGGCTCGCTGATCAGCTACGTTAGCGGGCCGGGTTTGGTCTGCGCGCGTTCGGGCAGTTTCGGCGCGCCGCTAGCCGTATTCTCGTAACCGCCGGTCGCGCACTCGCGACGGGCTGATTACCGGAAGGGACCAACCGTCATGATGAGTAGCGATGCGGGCGCCGCCGTGCCCGAGCTGCCCGAGCCGTGCGATCCGCACGAGCCGCACGACCCCGAAGCCGAGCCGCTCGATCTGGCCCGGCCGAGCTGGGTTATCTGCGAGATCACGTTTAAGATCACGCCCGATGACCGGCAAGCCTACGGGCGCGAATTCGGGATCGAGGGCGAGGCGAACGCGCTCGCCGACCTGCGCGAGCATCTGCCGGAACATCTGGCGGCGGCGCTGGCGGGCGATTACATGATTCGGCAGTTTACGGCGCACTCGATCACGACCCGCGTAGGGCGCGGGCGCTAGCCCGGCGCGCGCCCGCGACTGACCGAGCCCGCCGGTCCCCATGCAACGGCGGGCGCTCGCTAGACGGCCCCGGCCGGGAACGTAGCCCGGCCGGGGCTCGTCGTCGTGCCTGCGGTCTGCCCGCCAATCCGCGCGATCCGAGCACTTGCCCGCGAGTACCGCCAGTCTCGGATTCCCCCGCGGCTCGATTGCCGACCGAGCCGCCGCTAGCCGCGCCCGCGCCCCGAAGGGACCAAACCGAAGGGGCGCGGGCACTTACCGCCGATCGTATCGTGCGCGGCGCTAAGCGGGGCTCTAACGGCCCGAGATCGAGCCGGGTCCGCTCATAAGTGACCATTAGCGCCGGGCCGGTAGGCGCGAACGGGGCGCGCTCTGGCGGGCATTCCGGCGGGACGGCATTATGAGCTATGGCCCGAGCCGATCGGCGCCGATTCCCGCCGTGCCGCCGCGTGTTCGATGGCGACGTCTGTATGCGCCGCGGCGAGCATCTGTGCCGCCCGCGCTGGCGGCACGCGCTCGCGTTTTTTACCGAGCTGCTCGTTCACACTAAGGGCGATTGGGCTCGGCGCGCTTTCATCCCGGCCGACTGGGAACGCGACGAGGTTATCGTGCCGCTGTTCGGCACGGTCGAATTCGACGCCGGATGGCAGCGCTACGTCCGCCGCTACCGAGAGTTTTATCTGAGCACGGGCCGCAAAAACGGCAAAACCGAGCTGATCGCCGGGATCATGCTTTACCTGCTCTGCGCCGACGACGAGGAATCCGCCGAGATTTACGGTTTGGCGCTCGATAAGGATCAAGCGGCGCTCGCGTATCTGGTCGCCGTCCGCATGGTGCAACTGTCGCCGATCCTCGCGGCGCGGCTGGCGATCGCCAAAGCGGCGCGCCGGATCATCGATGAGCAGACCGCGAGCGTCTTCGCCGTGACCGCGGGCGATGCGCTCGGCGCGCTCGGCGTCGGCCCGCACGGCGCCTATATCGATGAGCTGTTGACCCAACCCGACCGGAATCTATACGACGCGCTGCGAACCGGGTTCGGCACGCGGGCGCAACCCGTGCTCGTGCTCGCGACCACGGCCGATAACGACCCGAGCGGGTTCGCCGCCAGCGAGCGCGCATGGTCCGAGCGCGTGATCGAAGATCCCGAGCTAGACCGCTCGCGGCTGGTCGTGCTGCATAGCGTGCCGCTCGACGCCGACTGGACAGACGAGCGCGTTTGGAAGCTGGCGAACCCGGCGCTCGGCGACTATCTCGACCCGCGGATACTGCGCGCAGAGTGCGCTAAGGCGATCGAGAACCCCGCGGCCGAGCGCGCGTTCCGGCAATACCGGCTCAATCAGCAATCGCAGCAAGCGGGCCGCGCGATCGACCTCGCCGTCTGGGATAACGCGCCCGGCCAGGCCGCTGACCTTGACAAACGCGAGTGTTACGCCGGGCTCGACCTCGCGTCCACGATCGACCTCGCGAGCTATGCGCTCGATTTTCCCGACCACGCGGGCGGGCACGACGTGCTCTGGCGCGCGTTCGCGCCCGAGTCGGCGCTACCCGCGCTCGACCGGCGGACCGGCGGGCGGGCGACGGCGTGGGCGAGCGAGGGCACGCTAACGATCACGCCGGGAAACGTGATCGACTACGGCGCCATAAAAACCGCGCTGCGCGCCGACGCCGAGCTGTTCGACCTGCGCGAGATCGCGTTCGACCGATGGGGCGCGACGCAGCTATCAAGCGAGCTGATAGAGGAAGGGTTCCCGCTGATACAGCTCGGGCAAGGGTTCGCGACCATGAGCGGGCCGACCAAAGAGTTTCTAAGGCTGATCGCCGCGGGGCTCTACCGGCACGGCGGCGGCGGGCTGATCCGCTGGCAAGCCGGAAACCTGATCGTCCGAACCGACCCGGCCGGGAACCTTAAGCCCGATAAGTCGAGGTCGGCCGACAAAATCGACTCGATCGTCGCCGCGATCATGGCGCTTGACCGGGCGATACGCCACGAGACGGCGCCAGCCGAGCCCGATTACCTCGCGGCCGGATTCTAGAGATAGGGGCAGATCATGACCACGCCAGACCTCGCCGAGCTGCTCGACCTGCGCACGGCAGCCGCGCGGCGGCTCGACACGCAAGCGGGCCGCGCCGCGGCATATCAGGCATACGCCGATTGCGAGCAAGACGTGCTCGCGCTGATGGATACCGCCGAGCGCCGCACGTTCGCGGCGTTCCTGCGCGAAGCCCGCGCGAACTGGTGCGAGCTGGTGATCGCCGCGGTCGCCGAACGTATGGCGGTCGCCGGGTTCCGGTTCGCGACCGAAGACGGCGGCGAGGCTGCATGGGAATTGTGGCAAGCAAACTCGCTCGACGCCGATAGCCAGCTCGCGCAGGTCGACGCGCTCACGACCGGCGCGGCGTACATGCTCGTGCAACCCGACGATGACAACCCGAGCGGCGTATCGATCACGGCCGAGTCTCCGCTAGAGGCGACCGTGCTCTACGAACCGGGCTCGCGGCGGCGCCGCGCCGCCGGGTATAAGCGGTTCGGCGCGGCCGGGGGCGCGCGGACCGAAGTGCTCATACTGCCCGACCTGATCGCGACGTGGTATCCGAACGAGCGCGAGCCCGTGATCGAGCCGAACCCGGCCGGGTTCGTGGGCATGATCGAGATCACGCCGCAACCGCGGACGGTCGGCTGGCCAAAATCCGAGATCGATTCGGCGATGCCGATACAGGACCGGATACACACGACGATTTTCGCGCGGCTGGTCGCGACTGACTTCGCCGCATACCGCCAGATATGGGCGACCGGCGTCAAGATCGCCCGCGAGACAATCGGCACGGCCGAAGACGGCGAGCCGATCGTGCGGCCGGTCGCGCCGTATCAGGTCGGCGCGAATAGGCTGCTCGCGAACGAAAACCCCGACGCGCGGTTCGGCGTGATACCCGAATCGAATCTCGCCGGGTATCTCGCCGCGGTCGAGCAGGATATACACATGTTGGCAGCGATCACGAAAACGCCGCCGCATTACCTGCTCGGCGTGATGATCAACCTATCCGCCGACGCGCTGAAAACCGCCGAAGCCGGGCTAGTCGCGAAGGTGCGGCGCCGTATGATGTTCGTCGGCGAGGGTTACGAGGAAGTCGCGCGGGCCGGGCTGCGGCTGACCGGGAATCCCGCCGCCGCTGATATCGAGTGCGAGGTTATTTGGCGTGACCCCGAAACGATCTCGGAAGGGCAGCGAGTCGACGCGCTCGTCAAAATGCGGACGCTCGACGTGCCGATCGAGGTTCTATGGCAGCGATGGGGCGCGAGCCCGCAGGAAATCGACCGCTGGCGCGAGCTGCGCGCGGCCGAGCAAGCCAGCGCCGCGGCGAGCGCGGCGACGGCGTTCGGGGCGCCCGATGGCGCTTACGCGCGGCTGCTCGCCGCCGCAGGGACCGAGACGGCGTGAACCCGCTAACCGTGCTCTACCGTGACCGGCTCGCCGGGCTAACCGGCGGGCTGCTCGCCCGGCTGCTCGTGGCGTGGCTCGTGATATGGAACCCGGCGCGGCCGATCGAGTCGCTCGCCCGGCTCGGCGAGGTCGCCGCCGACTGGACAGAGGGAACGCAAGCGGTCGCCGCCGCCGAGTCGGCCGCGTACCTCGCCGCGCTCACCGCGAGCGCGCACCGCGTGCCGCTCGCGCGGGTCGGCCCGTTCGCGATCCCGGCCGGGCTGATCGGCACGGCGGCGAGCGGGCAGACACTCGCCGAGCTGACCGGGCTCGCCCCGGCCGTATGGTGGGCTCGGATCGCCGCCGGGGCCGACCGAGCCGGGGCCGCGCACGCCGCCGCGGAATGGCTCGGCCGGGTCGCCGGGTCCGAAACTTACCGGGCGGCGAATCAGACCGTGCTGCATAACGCGCGGCACGATCGCCGGATGACGGGCCGCACGGCCCGCGATACCCGGCCGGGCGCGTGCGATTTCTGCCGCGAGCTGGCCGATCGAGGTTACGGCCCGGCGACCGCCGGGTTTAGCGCACATGGGCATTGCCGATGCACGGCAACGCCCGAGATAGGACGATGACACTATGACCACGCCGCCGACCCCGCCCGCGCCGCCAGCGCCGCCAGCGCCGACCCCGCCAGCGCCGACCCCGCCGAGCCCGCCCCCGCCAGCGCCGACCCCGCCCGCGCCGACCCCG